GGGGAACGGAAAATCAGGTGGAATGGGAATGCGCAATTTCAACTAATGCAATTGATAACCAAAAACTTTGGGCAGGTCTTAAATTAACCAATGATCAATTAATTGCAACAGATGCTAATCAAGCATTTTTCAAATTCCAAACCGATGCAACAAACTCAGAAGCATTCACAGATTATACATTGCTTCATTTTGTTCACAGTATAGGAGGTACTGATTATATTAGTGCTTTACCTATTACCGTTGCAGCTAATACATTATATAGACTTAAAATAACCATAGATTCTAATAGAAAAGCGTCTATTTTTGTTAATGGTATTCAGTATAATGTAACAACAACTTCTGGTAGTACTGGTGGTACAGCAGTAACTAAGGGAACGACTCCTACGGCAGCTTTGACCGATGATATCAATCTTATTCCATATATTGGCATTGAAGCAGGGGATGGAGCAGCAGAAGCCTTAGATGTACATCACCAAGCAATTAGCAGATTAATTTACGAATAGGAGATAAACTATGGCTAATTCAGTCACAGGTCCTACTAATCAACTTGATGGTGAGAAAAAGTTAATTGTTTATTGTTCGATTTATTCTGACGGAAGTGCTAGTAGTACAACCTTAGTTGATGTTTCAGCTTTAAATACATCTACGTTAACTGGTGGATCATGTGCTCATGTTTCTTTAAATAAGATTTGGTACACTGTAAGTGGATCTCCTGATGCACCTGCCTCCCTAGATTGGGATGCAACTACAGATGTAACTTTTTTGACATTATCTTACGATAATTCTTTTGATTTTAGTGAGATTGGTGGATTAAGAAATACAGCAGCTTCAGGATATTCAGGGGATGTACTTTTAGTAATACCTTCTACCTCTGACGCGGGGAATGAATACACAGTTTGGTGTGAATTCTTAAAGTATTACGAAGCTCCCGGATCATAAATAGTGGCTACTTCGGGCACAAAGACATTCAGTCTTGATACTGGAGACGTAATTGAAGAAGCGTATGAGCTTGCAGGTCTAGAATTAAGGACAGGGTACGACGCAGCGACAGCAAGAAGATCATTAAATATTATGTTTGCTGATTGGGCTAATCGTGGCATCAACCTCTGGACAGTGGAACAGGTTATCCTATCTTTAACTTCTGGAACTGCATCTTATACGCTGAATTCATATGATCTAGACGTATTAGAAGCAATTATTCGTGTTTATGATAGTACTACCAGTACTACTTATACAGATATTTCTATTACTAGAATTAATAGATTAAGTTACCTAAATATCCCAGATAAAACAACAACAGCGAGACCTTCTCAATTCTTTATTGATAGACAAGAAACGCCTGTTCTTTATCTATATCCTACTCCAGATAGCGTAACTACTTATAAATTTGTAAGTTATAGGATGCAAAGAATAGATGATGTAACAGCTTCTGCTCAAGATCAAGAAGTTCCTAGTCGGTTTATTCCTTCTATGACTGCTGGACTAGCATATCAAATAGCTTTAAAGAAAAATCCAGCAAAAGCTGAAATGTTAAAATTTGAATATGAAGAATTATTTAATAGGGCAGCAAGTGAAGACACAGATCGAGCAATCGTACAATTAGTTCCAAGGATTACTATGTAATGGCTTATGCAAGTGGAAAATATGCTTTAGGAATTTGTGATCGTTGTGGTTGGCAATGTGAATATTTAGAAATGAAAAAAGAGTGGAATGGATTAAAAGTTTGTCTTGAATGTTATGAGTCTAAACAGCCTCAATTAACTCCGGCTAAAAATATTTCTGATCCTGAAGCACTTTACGAGCCCAGACCTGAAGTTAGTTTACCAAGATCACAATTAGGTAGGGTAACTACTACGAATCCTTCTTCTGCAGTGATTGATGTAACAGGAACTAATACCATGACCTTTACGGATGATCCTATTGGTAGTAAATTTGAAGGGGAAGAAGGAACTGGTGAAATAAGTAGCGTAACAGTGAGTACAAGCTAATGGCATGGACATTTACAACATTAAAAACAGCTATTGGAGACTATGTAGAAAGTTCTGAAACAACTTTTACTAATAATTTAAGCGTATTTATTAAAGAAACTGAAGAGAGAATCTTAAAAACTATACAGATTCCTGTTTTTCGTAAAAACGTTACAGGAGCTGGAACTTCAGGAAACACCTATTTAGCAACTCCTTCTGATTTTTTAACCCCTTTGAGTTTAGCAGTTATTGACGGTGACAGTAACTATAATTATTTATTATTGAAACATGTTTCTTTTATACGAGATTATACCCCTGCAGCTGCTACAACAGGAGAACCTAAGTATTATGGGATATTTGATGACAATACTTTTATTTTAGCTCCGACCCCTAACACAGGATTTACTTTTGAATTACATTATGTATATAGACCTGAATCTATTACTGCTTCTTCTGACGGAACCAGTTGGCTTGGAACTAATGCTCCCGATGCATTACTTTATGGAAGTTTAGTAGAAGCCGGAACTTTTTTAAAATTAGCCCCTGAAGAAATTCAAGCATTTGAAGGTAGATTTATTGCGGCGATAGGAGGGTTGAAAAATATGTTTGAAGGATTAGGAACTAGAGATGAATATCGATACGATAATCCCCGTGGAACAACTGACGCCCCACGTGAGACAGTTTCATGATTAAAGCACCTTTACCTGAATTGAAAGGAAAAAATATAGCAATTATAGCTATGGGAAATAGTCAACTTGATTATCATCAGATGATCGTTCATAGTAGAAAATTTGATGAAGTTTGGGCAATTAATGCTATGGTGGGTATTTTAAAAAATGTTGATAGAGCATTTATTATGGATCCTATGAATCGTTTTCTAGATACAGACGATGCGGGAAACATGACTGAAATGATGAGAGAAGCATTACCAACAATAGATTATCCAATTTATAGTTGTGAACTAGATAAAAGAGTTCCTTCTGTTCAAGAATACCCAATAGAAAATATTGTTTCAGATTTAGATTGTGGATACTTTAACAACACTATTGCTTACGCTATTGCTTTTGCTTGCTGGAATAAAGTTGGTGGTGTAAATATGTTTGGTGCTGATTTCTCTTATAAATCTAACTTACATTTTGCGGAACAAGGGCGCGGATGTTGTGAATTTTGGTTAGCAAAATGTATGGATGCCGGAATTATAGTTCAAGTAGCTGTAACTTCTGGACTACTTGATGCTGACATACCTTTACAAGAAAAAATGTACGGGTATCATAGACTTGAAGACCCAATAGTTAGTTATCGAACACCAGAAGATCAGGTAAAAGTAACAAATTGGTCTAAAGTTGAAAAACAACAAGCTATTCCAATAGGAATGGCAGGAAGAAAAGATAATCAGGTTAAGGAGGGTTTAATTGTTGAACCGAAGGTGTATTAATGTTCTCACTTAAATCAGATGTAACTGTTGGAAATCTTGGAGTTAAAACAACACATCACAGGGGGCACACTATAGAAGAAGTTTCTGAAATGGCAACAAATAAGATAATTTCTATTAGTGATGAAGCACCTGCACCCATAAGGGCACAAGCACATGCATTTAAAAATGCGTGTAGAAAAATCATTGTATATTATATGCAAGAAGCAATTAATAACCATATTTGCACAATATGCAATCAATTAGAAAAACAAGGTCATAATGACCTAGCTAATATTATTAGGAGACTATAATGGCTATAACGCAAGCTATGTGCACAAGTTTCAAAAAAGAATTAATGGAAGCCAAGCACAATTTTTTACTCTCAGGGGGTAATACGTTCAATCTGGCGCTGTATACCAGTTCAGCAACTATGTCAGCATCTACAACAGCCTACTCTACTTCTCAAGAAGTAAGTGGAACAAACTATACTGCGAAAGGTGCAAGTCTTACGCGAATTGATCCTACAACTTCAGGCACAACAGCCTTTACAGATTTTGCAGATCTTACGTTTGGAACAGCAACAGTAACAGCTCGTGGATGTATGATATTTAATGACTCAGCTTCTGGTGACCCAGCAGTTGCTGTTTTTGATTTTGGTGGAGATAAAACTTCAACCGCAGGTTCATTTACTATTTCATTTCCAACTGCTGATGCGAGTAATGCTGTAATCAGAATAGCGTAAATAGCCAATGGCTTATGTATCTGGTTGGGGACGTAGTACGTGGGGCTCTGGAGCTTGGAATGAGCCTAGCGCAGTAACACTTACAGGTCTTGCTGGAACAACAGCATTAGGTACTGAAACAGTAACTTGTGATGCTAATGTTGCAGAGACAGGTGTAGCGGCTACTGGTGCAATAAGTTCACTCACTATAACGGGAACAGCTAATGTCACAGAGACAGGTGTAGCTGGAACCAGTGCAATTTCAAGTATTACTCCTAGTGGTGCAGCCAATGTCGCTGAGACAGGTCTTGCTGGAACAGGAGCTATTGGTACTGTTATTGCTAATGGTGTTGCAATCACGAGTGTAAGTGGAACAGCATCAACTATATCTCAAGGTGATGAAACTGTAACTGGTGCAGCTAATGTCTATCCTACAGGATTGGCAGGAACAAGCGCATTAGGAAGTCTAAGTTTAGTCACTAATAATATTATATCGGTTACGTTAGGTGCCAGTACTTCAGGATTAGGTTCACTAACAGTAACAGGTGTATCAAATATATCTCTTACAGGTGTTTATGGAACATCTGCGCTAAATGGGGTAACTGTTT